CTCGATTGAGTCTACCCACATATTCTTTTCTTTCGGAATATGCTGCACGATGGACTTTGTCCGCCGCGTCTTGCCCCACGTCAAACCGCTTGCGGTGGTGGGGTTCGCTGTATCTGTCGCCGTATAGCGGCTGATACTGAGGAGACCATAGGGTCGGCCCTCAAGACTATTCGGTTGCGCTTTTCCCTCGGGAAAGGCGAGTTACCGTGCTTGAGACCCGCCGATCTTGGCAAGTATCTCCTCTTCCTTCTCTCTCCTCCTGGTCCCTCTCGGGTTTCTGTCCCCTTTCCTCGCGTCCAGCGCGGTTGGGGTCCCGACGGACTTCCTCTCTTTTTCCGCCTCGGGCGGAGGCAGAGGTGGGAACTGGCGCACAGCGTCAGCTCCATAAAGAAGGGTATTCCTTCCACCTCTTGCTCCTTACATCCCCCCCCTTCTTCTCGTGAGCCTTGGTTCGCCAAGGCTTGCTCACCTTCTGCCCCCTCTACTTCCCTCGACTATCTTGCGTTTGCTCGCAAGGTGGTCGAAGATGCCTTCCCTCTTGGGTGGGACCGGGATTATTCTCGTTTCTGCGAGAATTATTTCCCCAAGCGGTCGTCTCGCAACGATCGCGGGTTCGCGTCTGAAAAATGGTCTGCGAATTCCTCTTACAAGGAATTCCAGGGCATTGTTCAGGCGGGTGGTCCCGTCCCTTCTTGGGTCGGCGGTTGGGATCTCCGTTTCTCAGAGGTCCCTTCTGCTGGGAAGTTGAGGCCCATGGGTGTCCCGACTTATCGCTGGGATACTCTTGGGCCCCTCCACGAGTGCATCTATTCGTGGTTGGGTCGCAAGGATTGGATTCTTGTCGGTCCTCCGACCGCCTCAACCATTTCGAGAGTCTGTAGGTTCGATTGGCAGACTTCTATCGATTTGGTCGGCGCCTCCGACAACCTTAGGTTGGACGTGGCCGATACCATCCTTGGTGCGCTCCTTGCGCGCTGCAGAAATGTGCCCGGCCCCGTACGGGTCGGGGCTCACGAGTCCCTTCGTCCCCATGCGTCCTCACCGTCCCTCAGCGGTGATGTCACGCATGGCCAGATGATGGGCACCTACCTCTCTTTCCCTCTTCTTTGCATTCAGTCCTATGTCGCTGCCAAGTGGGCGACTCGGGGGCGTGATGCATCGATCTTGATCAACGGCGATGACGGCCTTATTAGCTGTGATTCTCCCGTTCTCAATAGTGATTACCCTGACTGGGCGATCATCAATGAGCAGAAGACTGGCCGTTTCAAGTCTGTCGCTGAGATCAATTCCACTTGCTTCTTGCGGGAGGCTAGTGGGAAGTGGAAGGAGGTTGTCCACCTAAGGAGGGGTGGAGGCACCGCTGACTTCTCTGGTCATGTGCACCAGGCTGCGGTTTGTCACGCAGCCGGGGATAAATGGGAGTCCGCCTTCGTCCTTGCGAAGAGCAGGTCCCGCTGGGTCGTTTTGCCCAGCTCTCTCGGTTTTAACCTCAGAGTACTTGAGTCCTTCAAGTACGAGCGCCGTCTCAAAAGACGCTCCTGGGCTGTTTTGCAGCCTGGTTCTGGGCTTGATGACGGCAGGTACGTGCTTCGGCACGATACCACTCCTGTCGAGAGAGCTGAGGTCAAATTTGACCTTTGGTTGAACGGTCGGTCTTTCCAGACCGAACAGAAGCCTGTTTCTTGGGATGCGTTTCGACGCACTCTTCAGAAACCTTCGGCCGCCTTTCACGAGGCGCGCCGTCGAGGTTGGCGCGGTACTGAAGTTAGCTTCGGAGTCCGTCAACCTTCTTCTGTTCCTCGTCTCCGTGGCGAGGTCGTTCTTTCGGAGTCTGCCCTTCCTGCTGAAGGGGGGCCGAGGTACGAGACTGAAGATGGTGATCTTTTTCTCGTTTGCGAACCTCCGCATCCTTACTAGCTCCAGCTGCCCAATGCTGGAGTAGTATGTGCGCGTTTGCGCGGTGTGTCGCACTCCACACACTCAACTTCTTCCTTCCTGGTCGGCCTAACGCCGTAGGACGCCGGACGCGGTTTAGCGATCCTTCCCTTTCTTCCAAGCAACTTTAGAACATGACTCGCTCTGTTCTATTGTTGTGAAAGGGGGGGGTGTCAGCGGTCCCGTTTACCAGTTCCGTTTGTCTCGGCCGGTCGCCTTAAATGTGGCTGGGGGGCGCGTACGAAAGGCGCGTTATGCCCAGTCAGACCTTCAATGACATAGGAAGAAGCGTGTGCCGGAGTGGCCGGCAAGTGACTAGCTACGGGG